GATCGCTTCAGAGCCAGCAGCAACAGCAGTCACGCGACCAAGGAAAATCTTGGAGGCGTTTTGAGCCACAGTTGCCACGCCGCTCACGGTCACACCGCTACCGCCTTCGACGGTAATGGTGTTAGCGCCAGCAGAAGCGTTGAGCACTATCACCATGAAGGCGGTGCCCACGGCACAATCACCACCGATAGCAGCCACGATGTCCGCAGCAGTAGCAGTGGTATAGGTTGCAGCAGCAGAAGGAACGCCACGAATGATGACGTTGTAGCTGTTAGCTGCAGACAGGGTTGCGGTCGCAGTAGGAGCCGCCAGTTTCATCTGAGCCGGCAGAAGACCGCCAGGGATGTCACCGAGTTCGAAAATGGATGCCATGGCTAATTACCTCAATCCATGTTCGAAACGTTGGTCGCACGCACGATGCCGATGTTCTTCAGCTCGTACACCTTCGACCAGTTGCCCACAGTCTCAAGCTGAGCGCGGGTCGGGTTCACCGTGGTAACGCCCCACTTAGCACCAACGGGGTGGTAGCAGTAGTGGAGGTCAATCGACATGGCATCGCTCTTGGCGAGGATGTCACGGTCGGTTTCAGTTTGCATCGCAAGCTGTTCGCCACTAGCAACAGCACCGCTGGTGAAGAAGAAGGTGCCGTACTCAGTGGTGCTGCCAGAACCAGCGGTAGGCACATCGTCAGAGACGATCACGCGCAGACCCATGTAGGTCGGCACGTTTACCTGTCCGCCGTAAGCAGCCACCAGCGAACCACCCGATTGAGTGGTGCTAGTGCCGCGAGCCTCGTCGGTGCTCACATAGTCGATTGCGCGACGCTCAACCAGGTCGTAATAGACCTTGGAGTGCATAGCAACCGCAGCCAGCTTGTCACCCTGATCGCCAAGGATGGCGCGGGCTTCAGCGACGTGACGAGGGCTGAGGACGGTGGGGGTATCAGCAGAAGCCGAATCGATGCAGAGATCGAAGAAGGCGGAGCTGTTGGTGTTGGTGTTCAGGCTGCCGAACACACCCTGCAGGCAGGACAGCAGATCCTTTTGACGCTGGTTAGCGATGTAATCAGCGATCTTGGCGCCAATGGCAGCCATAGGATCAGAACCGGCAGCGAGGGCAGCGAGGTCACGAGCCTCAAAGGCACGACCACGGTGCAGGATCACGCCGATCTGCTTATCAGCCTGGATCTTGCCAGGGGTGAGGCTGCTGCTATCAGTCAGCACCTCGAAATCACCGGAAAGATTGGCTTTCCAGAAGGGAACGTTGATGAAATCACCGCCCTCGGTGGCATTCAGCTCCGCCATGGGCTGCACCACACCGCTAGCCAGGAAGGCATCACGCTGAGTGGTTTGCTCAATGACGTAAGGCGTAAATACCTCGGGGATGATGATGTCAGAGCGAAGAGTCGCCATGACAAGTCCTCAAGATTGGTTTACGGTGTCGGGCGCAGCCCTAAATACCAGCGCAGCCGGTTACGTTAAAGTTTAACGTCCCGCTGCTGCTTTCAATCTGTCATAAAGATCGCGGTCAGTACGGAAAAGACGCGATTGTTCAGTCAGGTTGAAAGATTCAGGTGCGAAGGGGTTTTTAATGCCTGCTGGGATTTCACCAGTGCTACGTCCTGTAGGTGCACCGCTGCCTTGCGGCTTCGGTTGCTTTTGCATCCAGGCTGGCAGACTTTGCTTTGCCCACTCGCTAACGGGCGTGCGCTGGTAGCCGTCTACTACGACAACGGTGCCATCAGCTTCGCGCTCAATCTGATCAGCGTTCAGCTTGGTTTTGAGCACCAAGTCAGGATCGTGAACGATGTCAGCTAACGCGCTGACTGCTGGCGTGAGCAGTTCAAGTTCCCGCACTCGGGATTCAAGATCTGCAATGCGCTGGTCCTTTTGCGCCGTCGCCTCACGGAACTGCTGCTCCAAAGCTTGCCGGGCTTCGGTGTATTTTCCCTGAGATTCAAGTTCTGCCTGTTCAGCGCGACGCTTGAACTCCAGCAGTTCGTCCAGATCAACGCCATCGGGCACAGTTGGTGCTTTCTTGGCAGAGCGAAGCTCAGCGATGAGTTCTTTGTTCTTGCGTTCGAGGGCTTCAACGCTGCGCTGCAACGTTTCTGCATCAACCGTAGAAGCCGCAGGCTCTTGGTTGGTTTGGTCTTCAGACATGAATAACCCGCAGGGTTAAGTACAGCTGAAGGTTATCACCACTTAGTTTTATCCGCCCAAAATGCAGCGGACATCTTGCCCTTGGCGATGTTTTTAGCGTGACGAGCCTTAAAAGATGCGCGGCGTGCTTTTGCTGCGTCTGATTCACCTTGCTTTGGTGGGCTGCCGCTAACGCCCTGCTGCCCGAAGCGGATCAGCTTGACCTTTTCGCCTTCCTTGGCAAGGACTGCGTGCGATTTGTTCGGATGATTTGGGGTGCGCTTCGGTTTGTTGTAACCCTCGAAGAGTTCACCACGATATTCAATCATCGTCGTCGTCCTCCGTGCAGGTAATAACCTCGATACCTTCTGCCAGTCTGCCCATCAAGGCGCCTAACACCTGAGGATCAGCAGGACATGGGAAAACAAAACGCCCCTCGATGATGCCATCGATGCATTTTAGGTAAGTGCAGTTGCCTTCCCAGATCCTTCCTTTCATCGCTTTAGCGGCGCTTCTTTTAGTTCAGATCGCAGCTTCAGCACTTTGCCGCCGGTTGACTCGGATTTGATCTCAAGCACTGGATCACCAGGCTGAGCGATACGAACCACCTGCCCGCCAGATTGTGTCGTGATCGTGGCGCGTTTCTTGGCAACGCCAGTCACAGTGCCGAATGTGCGTGTGCCTTGGTATGTCCAGGCGACGCGTGAGCCGATTCCGATTGCCATTACTTACGCTTGCGTGATTTACCGGCTTCGCTTAGCGCGATAGCGATTGCCTGCTTACGGCTTTTGACTGTTGGTCCTTTTCCTGGTCCCGGCTTGCCGCTTTTTAGTGTTCCGGCTTTGTACTCCTTCATTACTTTGCCGATCTTCTGTTCCGCCTTGGTTGGTTTCTTCGGCATAACGCCAAGCCTCAACACTTGAAAGCAGTGTAGATCCATCAGCGGTAGCCCAGCCCTTGTCGGTGTAAACCGCTGGGACCCACGCCTCACCCTGCAATGCTTCGACAGGATCAGAGAAGATGAAAAAGATCCCTTCGTTGCGGAAGTGTCTAAGTCCCGGCAGATCCATACCGTCTCCTGAGTTGCTCCAAAGTTAGTTCGCTGCCATCATCGCGCACAAGTTTTGCCATGGCATCCTTCGGACCATATTTGTTAGCAAGCAAATCGAAGTAGCGCACACGCTCTTTGCCTAGTACTTCAGCCTTGGTTGCCGCATCCTGCTTTGCTAGCCACTGCCCGTATGACATGTCAGCAGGGACTGGTCCGTCCATGCTGGCTCGTTTGCCTGGAGCAGGCGGATCAAAGCCGAGCGCCTCGTAGTCGATTACCGGCACAGTGGTTGACCTGCAGTTGAAATGCTGCGGAGGCATTGGACCTTTACCATATTCAAACTCACGCCCGTCTAACGCAGCACAGATCGAGGAGGTTCGCGCATCTAGTGTGGCGACATATTTGTACTTTTGCGTAATGTCTTGATTTGCTTCGTAAACCTGCTGGCTTGCTGCATTGGCAACCTGATTGACGCTAGTACGAACGAGTGCCATTACTTGCTGATCTGTTGCTTTGGTTAGGTCACCACCAGCTTTGGCAAGTTGTTTGACGCTGCCCGCCTGCCCTAGTTCAAGATTGCCGATTAGACGTTTTGCAATAGCTGGTGTCGGCTCCCCTGTTAGTAGTCCATTGCGGACCACTTGTGAGAACCGTTCAGCTTGATCTGCAGCTATGCCACGAAATGCCTTTTGAACAACAGCGCCATTTGGCAGTGTTATGGTTGCGCCTTTAGCAGCGGTCAGGCTGTACGTTTGCGGTGCGCCTTGCACAGCAGCGGTTAAATCATCGCTCAGGGTTACAACATTGATCTGTGTTGGATCAGTAGTGACGACTGCTTGAGCAAACTGTGGGCTGATCTCAACGGTATTAACTGAACCGCGAGCACCAGCAGGCAGTACACGTCGTAGCTGATCCTCGACAAACTCAGACTGTAGTAGAGCTAATCCCTGCAGTTCAGTTGCCATCGTGTTAACACTGGCGTTGGACCAAGTGCCAAGTGATTCCTTGAGCTGAGCAAGAATGGCGCGCAGTCTGGCAGCTTTGACCGGCGCAGCTAGCTCATCAATGGTGCGAAGCTGGTTGACGCTATCAACAATGATATCGTTGTAGGCACTAACAATCTGCCTGGCGACGCTATTGCTGTAGCGGTTAAGGTCAATCGCGTTGCGGTACAGGGCTGATGGGGTAGCCATTATTCAATGCCTAGATCCTGCGGTTGACAGGCAGTTTGCATCGTGACATCAGCGCCTGACTTCAATGCTTCTTTGATCAGCATGATGACGGCTTCTGGCGTTTCCTTTGTCCCGTTTTCTACGTTCATTTCTTCTACGGTATATAACCTGCCGTTGCGATACCAGCTCAGTCTGATGACGGCAAAGATGTGAGGTTGCATCTGCCCTTTAACGCAGACGAGATGCTGCCTGCGTGGTTTCTTGGCTTCCATAGCTAACCTCCATAGCCAGTTCATCATGCCGG